AAGAAACCAACAAGAGCATTTGACGCTGGCAGACATGCGCGGCGACAATCAATGGCTAGATGAGGATTAAAAATGAACAGCTTAGAACAAGTAGAAACGCGGGTAGTGTTATGGCACAGAGACCGCAACTTAATAGCGGGCAGTACAGACGCTGCACAACACACCAAGCTAGTCGAAGAGGTCAAAGAGCTAGAGACCAACATTCTACTATCACAGCCGGTGATTGATGATATCGGTGACTGTTTGGTCGTCCTCATCAACATAGCGGAACGTAATGGCTTGAGTCTGTTTGAGTGCCTCAGTCATGCATATGAGGATATAAAAGACCGAAAGGGTAAAATGGTAGATGGTGTATTCGTTAAAGAGAGGATAGACGAGAGTGTGTCTTTAAGCGATTCTGACGGCGAATACTTGAGAGGCTTTGGGGTAGGGTCGGGAGAGCCTCTAGAATCCCTTACAAGCTACGAGAAGGGGCTTAGAGCAGGTCTAATACACAACCAAGGGGGTAAATCATGAGCTGGATAATATTAAACAGACATTTATCGATAGAGTTTAGGTCTGGAACCGGTTTAGACATAGAATTCGTTGACAGCAGGCCAGTATACACACAGAACATACTCACTGGACAAGTAGAGACGTTGCCCTTTCAAGGTGTTATAATACTTCTCCCCTGTATTGTTATTTCTTGGGGCAACGTTTATACATTTGATGAGGATTAAAAACGGCATTCATAGGAGCACTAACGGTTTTCGGTTTGTTTTACCACGCATTAAACGAGATGAGGAAGATAGAAGATGAGTAAAATTAAAGAGCAGTTGATAGGGTACGACCACCAGAGCGACTGGCTGGATGATACAGAGTACGTCCTCGTCAGCGAATTGGTAGAGTACCAGCTTTACTGTATGACAGTAGCAGAGATGCAATCAATGGCCGCTGATAGGTTGAGACAAGAGTACCACGCAATGCCCTACAGTGACTTTAAACAGAAATACGACAGCGCCTTCGGGGGTAACAGAGATGAGTAGATGCAAAGCATGTGACGTTATATTGACAGGGGCAGAACTAGATAAAACCTACAGTAAAACAGATACAATGGTGGGTATGTGCTACAGTTGCAGTAAGATTTCAACTAAAGCTTACACTGATTTTGACGCAACAGTTGACACCCAAATTGATTTCACAGTGAGTTTAGATGAATTTGAGGTTGACAGAGGGTATAACTAATGTTAGACTAAACTTATGTTATGTTCTTTAATTTTAACTTTAAAGTAACTAACAAAAGAGTACTAAAGAAGATAAACAAAGTAAATTTAAAACTAACCAAAAAGGTAATAATTATGTCATTAGCAACTTTAGAAGGTACAGTAGCGTTTGAGAACCTTAACGAACACGAGATGTATAACGGTCAGAGCACTGGTAAATTCTCTCTGGTAGTGTCTTTAGATGATGCCACAGCAGATGAGCTAGATGCCAAGGGTGTCAAGCTGAGAGAATATGAGGGTGTCAAACAGCGTAAGTTTAGCAGTAAGTTTGATGTTCCAGTACTAAACCCTGATGGGTCAGCCTTTAGTGGTCGAGTGACCAGAGGTTCCAAAGTCAGGCTATTGTATACAGACGGTCAGCCGCACCCTATACACGGTATCGGCACTTACCTTAATAAGGTCAAGGTTCTGGAAGTAGCAGAGATGGAAGGCGCAGAGGATTTTTAAGGATGAGAGAAGAGTCTACCTTTGTAAAGCATGAACCATGCCCTAAGTGTGGTTCAGGCAACAACCTTGCAAGGTACTCTGATGGACACGCTCACTGCTTCAGCGGTGGGTGTGGTCACTACGAGAGGGGCAACGGAACTGCCCCAGACTTTGCTGATGTAGTTAAGAAACCAACAAGAGCATTTGAAATGACAGGAACTATAGCGTCAATCCCCGATAGGAAGATTTCACAGGCAATCGCAGCTAAGTTCGGTGTGACTGTAGANTTCTCCCCAGAGGGTAAGATTGTCAAGCACCACTACCCGTACTACGATAAAGACACAGGTCAGGCCACAGGGACGAAGGTCAGACAAGTAGANAACAAAGGATTCTACGCAACAGGTAACTTCGATAATGTAGGNCTGTTTGGACAACAGGCGTATAGAGAGGGCGGTAAGTACATTACCATCACTGAGGGAGAGGCAGACGCAATGGCTGTCTCTGAGATGTTCGATGGCAAATGGCCAGTAGTATCAATTAGGTCAGGCGCTGCCGGTGCAACTAAGGATATCAAAGCAAACCTAGACTGGTTAGAGAGCTTCGATAACGTGATTGTCTGTTTTGATAACGACAAGGCGGGACAGGAAGCAGCACAGTCTGTACTAACTTTATTCACACCTAACAAAGCCAAGAACGTAACACTGCCCCTGAAGGATGCAGGCGATATGTTGAAGGCGCGTAAGGTGTCAGAGTTTGTTAGTAGCTGGTGGGATGCTAAGGTGTTCAGACCCGATGGTATTGTGTCAGGCTTAGACACTTGGGATTTGCTACAGGAGCAAGCACAGACTGTTTCTATCCCTTACCCTTGGACATGTCTAAACGAGTACACCCACGGCTTTAGAGCTAAAGAGCTGGTTACCATTACTTCAGGTTCTGGCATGGGTAAGTCTCAGATAGTACGTGAGCTGGAACACTACTTGTTGAACCAGACAGAAGATAACATNGGTATCTTGGCACTTGAAGAGGACATACCCAAGACGGCGCTAGGCATCATGTCAATAGAAGCCAACAAGCAGCTACACTTACCTGACGTTAAAGCAGTAGTTACCACCGAAGAGCAGAAAGGCTACTGGGAAAAAACAATGGGTTCAGGGCGTATCTATATGCTAGACCATTGGGGGAGCACCAGTGAGGATGACCTGCTAGGGCGTATCCGTTACATGGCTAAAGGCTTAGACTGTAAGTGGATTATCCTAGACCACCTGAGCATCGTAGTCAGTGACCAAGCTAACGGAGACGAGCGTAAGGCTATCGACAGTATCATGACTAACCTCCGTAAGATAGTTCAGGAGACAGGTGTCGGCTTGTTCTTAGTGTCTCACCTACGCCGACCGTCAGGTCAGAAGGCGCACGAGGACGGCGGTAAGATTAGCTTAGGAGAACTTAGAGGTTCAGCCAGTATCGCACAGCTAAGTGACATGGTGATTGGCTTAGAACGTGACCAGCAGCACCCAGACGCCGATATACGTAACACTACGTGCGTCAGGGTTCTGAAGAATCGGTTTGTTGGTTTGACTGGTGCAGCTTGTCACCTCTACTACGATAAAGACTCTGGCCGTATGATTGAGACAGCGTGTCCCGTAGCAGACGACAAGGTGGATTTTTAAGCAGATGAAGAAGATAGTCTTTGACATTGAAACCAACGGGCTAGAGCCTACTCTTATATGGTGTGTCGCAGTACGTGAAGTAAGCACAGCTAAAGAGCTAGTGTTTACCAGTGAGGTTACTTTTAAAGATTACTTTTATTCTGAGCAGATGGAAATCATAGGCCACAACATAATTGGCTATGATATACCGGCGCTCAAAAAGCTTTGGAACGTAGACTTCACTGATAAGAANGTAACTGACACACTTGTTATGTCACGCTTGGCAGAGCCTTCACGCCAAGGTGGTCATTCACTAGATAGCTGGGGTGAGCAACTAGGATGCCCTAAAGGAGATTATAATGATTGGCTTAATTTCTCGAAGGATATGGTGGAGTACTGCCAGCAAGACGTTAGAGTTAATGAACTTGTTTACAAGAAACTCATCTCGAAGCTTAATGATTTTAGAAGTGAGAGCGTTGACCTTGAACATCAGGTACAAGACATTATTGCTCAACAAATCAAGAACGGTTGGCTCTTAGACCAGAAGAAAGCGTTTGTCTTATTAGCTGAATTAAAAGAGAAAAAGCTTGACTTAGAGGATAAGGTACATGAGAAGTTTAGACCTTTACCTACTTTTATAAAACAAGTATCACCGAAGGTAAAGAAGGACGGCACCTACTCTATAGTTGGTTTAAAGTTCTTAGGTGAGCAGTGGGAGACAGCAGTAGCAGACTTCAGCAGGATTGATTACCCAGAGTTTAACTTAGGTTCGCGTCAACAGATAGGCCGATACCTACAGTACTTTGGGTGGAAACCTAAGTCTTTCACTGAGAAGGGTCAGCCGATTGTAGACGAGTCGGTACTCAACAAGGTCAAGGGTATCCCAGAGGCTGCGTTGATTGGGGAGTATCTGTTAGTGCAGAAGCGTATTGCACAGGTGCAGAGCTGGATAGAAGCCGTTAAAGAAGACGATAGAGTACACGGTTACGTAAACGCTAACGGCGCTGTAACAGGCCGTATGACACACTCAAGCCCTAACATGGGTCAAGTACCAGCAGTCTACTCGCCTTACGGCCAAGAATGTAGAGCTTGCTGGACAGTACCGGAAGGTTATAGCTTGGTGGGTATGGATGCCAGCGGTTTAGAACTACGAATGCTGGCGCACTACATGAAAGATGAGGCATACACTAATGAAATACTCACAGGAGATATTCACACAGCAAATCAGTTGGCTGCGGGCCTTGAGACTAGAGACCAAGCAAAGACTTTCATCTACGCTTTCCTTTACGGCGCAGGAGATTCAAAAATCGGAAGCATCGTTGGAGGAACTGCAAAGGACGGCAAAAGACTTAAAACGAAGTTCCTACGAAATACGCCAGCTCTTGGAAGACTACGAGAACAGGTTGGAGTGGCTGCTGGAAGAGGTTATGTTCTTGGATTGGATGGAAGACGAGTGGCAATCAGGTCAGAACATGCTGCACTGAACAGCTTACTCCAGTCAGCAGGTGCTATNGTTATGAAGAAGGCNCTGTGTTTACTGGTAGAGTACGCCAACATTTATAAAATCAACTATAAAATAATAGGAAATATCCATGATGAAATCCAGACAGAAGTTAAATCAAAAGACGCAGAAAGGTTTGGCCGCTTGGCAACATCTTGTATTGAAGCTGCCGGACTTCACTACAAACTCAACTGCCCCCTTGCAGGAGAATACAAAGTGGGAGCAAACTGGGCAGAGACTCACTGATGCCTTAGACAAGATTAAACGAAACAAGGTAAGGGCTATTGTTGATGGACAGCGGTATAGAGTAGGCAACCCTAATCACCCACACTATAAGTTATACAAGGAACAGGGTTTAGATGCAGTCTACGAAGAGATGACCGAAGACAAGCAGACGGGTAACATTGAGAAGTGGTTTAACGTAGTATTCAAGGGAGCCGCTTAATGAAGCCCAGCAAAGAGAATAGAAAGAAGTTTGACATTGACTTAGCTTACGGCGAGGTCAGGGAAGACAAGATAGCAGAGATGCTTACTGGTAAGAAGATAGAGGTTAAGTCAGAGAAAGACATGTGGCAGCGTACTGGTAACATCTGCATTGAGTACCAGTCATGGGGTAAGCCTTCAGGGATTGAAGCTACAGAGTCAGACTATTGGTTTCACAACCTCTGTATAGGTGAAGAAAGCTACAGAGTCAGACTATTGGTTTCACAACCTCTGTATAGGTGAAGAAGAATACTGCACGTTAGTCTTCAGCACCCCCGTCTTGAAAAAGATTGTAAAAAGACTTGACAAATTCAAAACAGTTAGTGGTGGCGACCATAACGCTAGTAGAATGTTCTTGGTTAACTTACAAAAGTTATTCTCAACAGATGTTATCAAAGCATTTAAGGAGTTAGAAGAAGATGAACAAGACGACTGAAACACTGGTAGACGACATCTACGCAATGATGGAGAGCAAGGATGCAGACCCCTCAGTTGACGTAGAGGCAGAGATAGAGAAGTTTGGTGAGAACGTAAAGGCTCTGATGCGCACAGAGTTCGGCAGGGAGAAGCGAGAAGATAAACGAACGCTACGCTTGTCGAACGTAGGACGCACTGATAGATTCCTCTGGAACGTAGTAAACGGAACCAAGAAAGAGAAGATTGAGCCACACACTTACGTTAAGTTTATGTACGGGCATTTGGTGGAAGAGTTGTTGTTGTTCCTTACCCGTATGTCAGGCCACACAGTCACAGACGAACAGAAGCAGTGTGAGGTAGAGGGTATTAGAGGCTCTATGGATTGCAAGATTGACGGTGTTGTTACAGATGTCAAGTCTGCGAGCAGCTTTGGTTTTAAGAAGTTTAAAGAAGGTAAGATACTCAGGGATGACCCCTTTGGCTACGTAGACCAGATTAAAGCCTACGCCTACTCAGAAGGCGAGACTCAGATTGGTTGGTTAGCTATGGATAAAACAGTAGGTCACCTNACTTACCTGAAGTACGACTTAGCNGACCCAGAGTTTAAGGTTGACATGGAGTTCAACGGTACGATAGCTGATAGAATCAAGTACCTCAAGGAGATGGTAAAAAAGCCTGAGCCAGCAGCAGTGTGTCATAAGCCTAAGCCAGACGGTAAGTCAGGTAATATGCAACTGGCTATGGGTTGTTCTTACTGTCAGTACAAGCAGCACTGTTACCCTAAGCTTCGCTTGTTTAACTACTCTTACCAGCCTAAGTATCTATGCGAGGTAGTGAAGGAGCCAATCGTACAGGAGTTAAAGCTCAGTGACTAAGAAGAAAACGAAGTACAGGTCAGGGTTAGAGTCAGCGTTAGCAGACGCGCTAACCAAAGAGTTTATCTATGAGCCTTACAACTTACCTTACACAACACACAGGAAGTACACTCCTGACTTTGTAAACGAAGACAAGAAGATACTGATAGAAGCTAAGGGTTACTTCAGAGTAGGCGACACACAGAAGTACAAGGCTATCAGAGACTCTATGCCAGAGTGGGAGCTAGTCTTTGTGTTGTCCAACCCATTGACAAAGGTACGTAAAGGTAGTAAGATGACTATGGGCCAGTGGTGTGAGAAAGAAGGTTTTCCATGCTTCACTGTTAAAACAAGTAGCGAACTACTACAGTATGTGAGAAATAAAAAATGTCACTAACATTCGAGGAATACAAAGAACAGTTCGTCAGGGAAAACGATGAGATACTTATCTTAGAGATACTCGAAATAGACGCTGACGACTTACTAAACGCTTTTGAAGATAGACTAATTAGGTACAGAGAAGAGGAATTAGAAGATGGCTTGTGACGCATACGACATGAACCCTGAGTCGCCTTATTATGGTGAGTTAAAATGTTTAAGACCTGAAGGCGCTTCTTTCGATGATTGGTATTTAGTGCAAGAAATATCAGAGTGTGGTAATATCTCGTTCAACCGATTTATAAGAAGAGAAGAGGAATTAGAAGATGAACAATCTTAAAAAGTTGATTGCTGAAAACGAGCAGTTGTTCGATGAGTTAGAGTTTTGGAAGTCAACAGCTTTAGAACTAGGTTCGCCTGAAGACGCTTACGAAGAATGTTTACGAGACGTAGAGAGAATGCACCATGAAATGGATTATGACGACACAGGGGAGATACACGGATGAGCATTAATAACGCAACACCACAAGACTGGGATAGACTACAAAAGAAACATCCGGCAATAGATGAGTCTTTGATGAAGGTTTATCTTGACATGGCAGAGGAAGAAGCCGAAGAAGAAGCAGAAGAAGATGTAGTCAACAACCCTGACCACTACAACACTGGGTCAATAGAATGTATTGAAGGCATTCAAGCATCTATGTCTGCTGAAGCATTCGCTGGTTATCTCAAGGGCAACTGTATGAAGTACCTCTGGCGCTACGACTACAAAGGTAAGCCAGAAGAGGATTTACAGAAAGCAGGTTGGTACTTGCATAGGTTACAGGATTTGGTGGAGGAGGAGAATAGCTGATGGCTACAGGACAGACACACGGGGGCAAGGGTTCAACAACCCGCCCCACAGACAAGAAGAAGTACGAAGATAACTATGATGCTATCTTTGGTAAGAAGAATAAAGACAAACCTAAATCAAAGGATAAGAAATAATGGAACAGTACCAACAGTTTATACACAAGAGCCGTTACGCACGTTGGATGAAAGAGGAAGGCCGCCGTGAGACATGGGCAGAGACAGTGCA